CTAACTTTCTTTTTAAAGCTACATTTTTAAGAATTTAGTTTTATTCCAAAATCTAAAATCAATTCTACACTAAATCATAAATTAAAAAAATTACTTTTTTAATGAAATCCAGAACTTAAATAGTAATTTCTTTGTAAATTTAGAATTTTTAAATTTCAATTACTTTCATAAACTTATTTTTTTCAATAGTGCTTTTATTCAAAATCAGTTTTTTGTTAATAATATTTTATTATAAAACCAATTTTTAAAAAGTGCTTTTTTCAGAATTACTTTTGAAAAATATATTCTTTTAGAATTATTTTCATGATCAATTATAAATTTTTATTAAAATCTAAATAAATAAAATAATTTAAACCATTTTTCTGGCGAATTTTTAACAAATCAATATTTCTATAAAATTAGTTTTTATTATAAAACAATCTTAAATTTTAAATAAATAATCTAAAAAAGAAAACGAATATTTTGGATGAAATCCCATATTTTTAATATTTATTAGTTTTTTTAAAATCAATATTTCTTTCAAAATTTCAAAGTTTAAATTCTAGAATAATTCCCCATTAAAAAATATTTGATAACTTTAAAAAATCTATAAAAATGTTAAGATTTTCAAATATATAGGATTTACTCAGGTTTTAAAAGATAGACTTAATTTTTATTAATTTTTTAGAAAAAGTAATTTGAGCAACAGATCGAATTTACTTTTTTTAAAAAAAGTTAGAGCTTTAGAAAATAGTTGATGAGAAATTTTAAAAAACAATTTTTGAAAAAAAGTTTTTTAAAAAATCGTAACTAAAAAATAAAATTTGTTTTTAAAAAAATTATTTTTGAAAAAATTGTAAAAAGTTTCTTAAAAATGAGTCTTTCATTAAAAGTGAATAAAATTCCATATTTTTGTTAATATTTGAGATTATTTTGAATAAAAATGAATGTATAATTCATTTTATGGGAAAAACTCAAAGAAAATATGATTGTTTCATTATAAATTTATTTTAATAAATTATTTTTTAAATACTATAATTAAGCTACTTTCTTTATAAAATCTATTTTTTGAATAGTGCTTTCTTGATAAACACTAATTTTTTTGAAAAGTGCTTTCTTTATAAAACCTATTTTTTTGGAAACTACTTTCTTCATAAAACCATTTTTTTAAAATAATCCCAAAGGGATAGCTCACAAAGTGAGTAGTGCTTTTTTTGTAAAACTAAAATTTTAAATACTACTTTATTTGTAAAACCGATTTTTTTAAAAGTGCTTTCTATATGAACCCAAAATTTTGAATAGTGCTTTCTCCACAAAACCAAAATTTTGGAATACTACTTTTTTTCATAAAACCATTTTTTTAAAAGTAATTTCCTTCTAAATCCACACTTCTTTTTAGTTAAAACTTAAAATTTAAATAGTAATTCATTACTAAAACCTAAAAAATTGAAAGTAAAATTTTACTATTTCTGACATCTTCTTACTATAAATTTCTATATATAGAATTTCCAAATATAGATTTCGTTTAAAACGAAACCAATCAATTTGTACGAAACACCGCGGATGTCGGGGATTGGCGGGAAAAGCAAATAAGGTTCGAAATAGAAATTGAAATAGAAAACAAAATAGAAATTGAAATAAAAAATGAAATAAACATTTTTTATTTGCAAACTTGATTTTTCAATGAAATAAAGTATATCTCCATGGTTCTTTCTCTTTTTCAACTACTTTCGGTTTGTTATTATCTTGGATAGTTTTTGTATTATCATGATTTGGTGAATTTTCAGGTTTTTCTGATTTTTTTAGAGATTCTTTTGGTAAAACTGATTGAGTTTTTGTATTTTCCATATTCTTTTTTTGATTTATGATAAAATATTTTTTTTGTTTTTTTATATTTTTTTGTTTTTTAAATAATTTATAAAATTTAGTAAATAAAATTGATTTATGAAGAAATTGCTAGTTTCAATAAATGTTTATCATGATTATATAATAAACAAGAAAGTCCTAAATCTTTTAAATCATGACAACCAATTTTATGGATTCCATTTGTTTCTGGTCTATTATTCATTAAATCAAAATCTGATCTTAATTCTTTTGGTAATATTTTTCCAACCCATGTTTTTATTTCAATAATTCCATTATGACAGCTTTCTTTTCCACATTTCAATTCTTGTGATAAAGTATTTTGTTTACAATAAGAACATATATTTTGATTTTCTGAATTAATTGATATACAATAATTACAAAAATAATGTCCACAAGATTTTAATCTATAATTTGGAACTATTTTCTTGATTAAATCTTTTTCACATTTATTACATTTTCCTTGAACTTCATATCTTTTCCAATGGTCTTCACATTGATAATATATATTTGTTTTAGAGAATGTATTACATTTATAACACAGAATGTCATCAAATATTTCTTCTTTTATATCTTTCCATTTACATTCTTCACAATATCGAATATTACTATAAGTTATAATTGATGTAGTTTCTTCTTCTTCTTTATATATTTTTTCATATTCTTCACATATTTTTATAATTAAATAACTTCTAGTAAATCCATTTATTGTATTTGATTCAATATTAAATGAATAAATATTTTCTAAAGGATAATCTATTATTATTTTTAATACATTCGTATTATTTATGACGATTTCATCAGGATTTAAAACTTTATCAATTAGTTTTTTATATTGATAAATATCAAATCTATAATAATAATTAGGATCATGATCATTATTTCCATCTTCAAAACTTACAACTTTAGTTTTCAAATCTATATCTATTATATTTTCAGAAGCTTCTTCATTGTTAAAGACATCTTGATTATTTATTATACCATTAATAAAGTCTTTAAAACATGTTTCCGTATTATTTTCTCCATTTATAATCATATCTTCATCATTTACAAAACTATTTAATATTTTAATTTCAGACATTTACGATTTCTATCATATTAAATATATTTTTTAATTGAAATATAATTGAAAAAGAAAAAAAATAAATGAAAAAATTCCAGGAAAATGATTTATTTAAAATAAAAAAATTTCAAGTAAATGATTTATTGAAAAAAATATTGAATTTTTATGTATCAATTAATAATTTCAATGAATGATCTTGTGGATTATATAAAAATCCACTAAATAATAAATCTTCAAAATCATAATTATGAATGTTATGTATTCCTTTTGTTTCTGGTCTATTTAATAAATCTGTAAATTCTAATCTTAATTCTTTTGGTAAAATCTTTCCAGTCCAAGATTTTGTTTCTATAAAACCTTCATCACAATCATTACTATTACATTTTCCCTCATTTGTTATTATTTTTGCATTACATATAGTGCATTTATGTTTATTTCCAAGTTCATCAGCAATACAAACATCACAAAAAATATGACCACAATTAACTAATTTTACACCTGATATTATTTCATCTAATATTTCTTTACCACAATCTTCACATTTTTCATTTTCATTCATATTCATATTAGAACTGTTATCTTTACAAATACATGTATTATTTATATCTATTGTTTCTTTACATAAATCGCATTGAGTTTCTTCAGCTAATTCTTGTTGAGCTGACTCCCAATCACAATTGTCACATAATATATTTGTTTCCAATGTTATTATTGGTGCAGTTTGTTCTTCTTCCATATAAATTTTTTCATATTCTTTGCAAATTTCTTTTATTAAATATTTTTTTGTAAATCCATTTGCCGAATTTGGAGAAAGCATTATATCATATGGATTTCTTAATGGAAAAGAAATATCAATTTTTAAATCATTTATATTTTCTGTGATTATTTCATCTGGATTAATTATATTTTCAATATCCTTTTTCCAATCAGCAAATGAAAAGAAGATTTCATAAACTTTTTCTTTATTATTATTGTTAATATCTTGTTCCATATTTTCTTCATCATTTTGATTTAATTCAATTTGTAATTCTTCTTCTTTTATTTTATTGATATAATCTTGATCGAATTCAATTTTTATATGTTTCTGATTTCCAAGTTCTTCACCTAGTTCTTCACCTAGTTCTTCACCCGGAATATCTAATTCATCATATATAAAATTTTTAAATGATATATAATTTTCTTCCATAATAAATGCTTTTTGAATCTTCATTTTTATTAATCCTAATATAATCAATTTATTTTTAAATAACCTTATTTAATTTAACAATTTTTTATTAATTTATAAAATTATGATCTCAAATTCTAAGAATAGAATATTAAATATATAAAACAATATTTCAAATTAATTATAAATTCAAAGATTTATTATATATGGAAATATAGTATGATTTGATTTATCATAAATTACAAAATTTAAAAATAAACATTCAATATCTGAGCTATTTATTTGATGTATTCCATTTGTTTTTGGTCTTTTATTTGATCCAGTGAATTCTTCTCTTAATTGTTTTGGTAATAATTTTCCTACCCATTCTTTTTTATCAATTATTCCTTTACTACAAAATTTATTACATTTGATTTCATCTAAAAATATATTTTCACCACATATTCCGCAACTTGATAAACCTCCTTCTCTTAAAACTGAACAAGCACAAAATGGACAAATTTTATGATTACAATTAATGAATTTATAATTTAAGTATTCTTTTTCAATTAAATGTTCATTACATGTATTACAATTTCCATCTTTTAATTGATAAAAATCATGTTCTTCACAATAATAAAATTTTTTTGGTATTAACTCTAAATCGCAATTAGAACAATGATCATTTTCACATATTTCATTATCATTTATATTTTCTAATGTATTTTCCCATGTACAATCCATACATTTATATAATTTCTGATAATAAGTAATTGAAGTAGTTTCTTCTTCTTCATCATATATTTTGTGTAAGTTTTCGCAAATTTTTTCTACAATATATTTTCTTGTAAAACCATTTATTAAATTTGGACCAATAGAAAATGTATAATTAAAATTTTCATTTACCAAAGTGTCCATATTAACTTTTAAAGGTTCACTATCAAAAATAATAATTTCATTACCATCAATTATTTCATTTAAATTATTTTTGAAAAATCCAACATTTATTAATAAAAAATAAATATCATCTGGCATAGGAATATAAATATTAAATTTAACTTTATTAATATCATTATCATTATTATTAATATTTTCGTTATCATTTAAAATTTGTGGAAATTCATTTATTTCATCTAAATTATTATCTATTTCATTTATATTTATTAAATTATCATTAATATATTTAATATTATCAGCATTTAACAAATAAATTGAATGATTAAAAGAATTTTGTATTGTAGATAATATTGCATTCTGCAATATATGCTTTTTTTTATTATTATTTACAGAAATCCATGGTATAAAATTATTACAATTAATATATAAAATCATCTTCAAATATTATAAATAATTTTTACTAATTTATAAATACTATGATATATAACTATTTTTTAATTTATATTTTTAAATTAATAAAAGAAAACAAATAATTAAAAAATAAATCAAAATATTTTCAATTAATTTATCATCTTTTTGAAAAACTGATATTCATGAAAATATTTTTTGGATTAAATTATTCATTTAACTCCATATTATATTTGGAGTTAATTGGCAATATATATTATCATTTAAAAGAATGATATTTTGAATACCATCTAATTCGGTTGCTTTCCTAAATTTTATTTTTTTATTATAATTAGCTATAATTAGTTTTAAATATGGTGGCGGAAATTTAAGATTAGATTCAGTTGCTGATATCAAAGATATTTTTCCAAAATATTTAATTCCATAATCTAAAGAAAATGAAAGATTGATTATATTTTTTTGATCTTTCTTCCATTCATTTTTATAAAAACAAATAGTTTTCAATGTCATTTGATAATCTTCTGATATAAAATTTGTTTGGATAAGTAAATAATCATAAAATATTAATAAAGCACAGAATTTCAACTCATAATTAATAATTTTCTTAATATTTCCTTTTAAATTATGAATTTCGAATGCGGATTTGTTGTATCCAACAACAAAATAATATTTTCCAAAAATCCTTGAACTTTCTCCATATATAATAGATTCCTTGAATTCATAAAAACCAAGTTTTGAATAATTATTAATAGATATTTTTTCAATTCCATTATTATATAATATATATAAATTCTTTTTATGATATATTACATCAAGTGCATTACACTGATACCATTTCTTTTCAGCTAATCCAATTAATAATTCTTTTTTTCTTATAATATAAAATCCTTTACAATTTTCACTTATATTGTCTTTAAAATTAGTACATATTATAATGCTTGTAAATTCATTAAATTTACAAGAAAATGGAATATGATCTATAATTTTAAATAATTTAGGTTCTTCATTTAATTTATATTTCATTATATATGTAATTCTTTTATTATCATTAGAATCATAACTTCTGGTTTGCATAAAATATAGAAATTCATCCATAAAAAACATTTTCTTTTTATAATTATAATCTGATCTTAAATGATTAATCCATTTAACTTCAACAAATGCAGCTGTTTTATAAAAATTATCTTCTTTTAATAATCTTAGAAATTCATAATAATGATTAACATAAATTTCAATTTTAATAGAAATTTTTAGATTTTTTCCAAAAATCAATGAATATTCAGCTTTTAATTGATTTATAGTTTCATCGAAAGTTTTTCCAATAAATATTTTATGTAAATTACCATATTCTATATTTTGAAAAATATTTTCTATTATAAATTTAAATTGTTTTGATAATATTATTAATTTATATAATTCATAAGGAAAAATATATATTAATATTTCAAACAAAATATCATTTGGTACTATCCAATTAAATTCTCTATTATTTTCAAAAAAATTAGAAACATGTTTAACAAATTCGTCTGTCTTATCGATAATTAAACTCATGTTTTTTGATTATTAATTTTTTTAATTATTTAAAAATATATAAATCATTTATTGATTATTATTTAAAAAATAAATCAAAAAATAATAAATTAATTGAAACAATGATAAATTTAGTAATAAATATATTTTTATATAAATATCCAGAATATGTATTTATTATTAAACAATTATCAAGAGAATTAAATGATATAGGAAACAAATTTTTTAATGAATTAAATTATAAAAAATATTCAAATTGGGCAATTGGAGATTCTGATCAAAATGGAATTTATTCAAAGGATCAATTATTGAAACAAAAACTATTATTTTGGTCAGTAATTATAAATGATAATCCATTATATGATAATATTAAATTACATAAAACATTACAAGAATGGTTTAATATAACATGTAAACAATATAAGACAAATATTTTTTATGAATTGCCAATTTATTATAGAAATATTGATTGTTTTTTAAAAATAGCAAAATCTTATTCATTTATAGAAATAAGACAATTAATTTGTTATTATACTGGAATTTTAAAATCTTCAACTATCATTCATTCAATAAAATTATATCCTCATTCTTTTGAACAAAAAAAAGAAATATTTGCCAAATTATTAAAACATGAATTATTAATCGCTTTTGATTTTGATATGAAAAATAATATTGAAATTGATGAATTTAATTATTTAAAAAATAATTTCTATATCGAATATAAAAAATAATTTATATTTTTTTCATTTAATAAAAATAAAATCATTTAAACATATTTAAATTCTATATAAATTCTATATAAATTCTATATAAATTTGGATAATGGATAACGATAAAAAGGAAATTATAAATGATGATGATGATAAAAATAATGATAAAAATAATGATAAAAATAATGAAAAAAAAGATGATATTTTAAATCAAATTTTAGATAAAGATGAAAAATTTAAAAAAACAGAAAAAAGATTAAAAAATTTAGAAAGAGAATTGGATGAACATAAAAAATTTACTGAATATAATTTTTTAGCAATTAATGAAAAATTAGATATATTAATTGAGAAAAGTAAAAAGAGATGCAAAAAATAATATTTATGAAGATTCTTTTATTTCTAATTCAAACAATTGTATAAAAATATTAAATATTTCATTTCTTTCTTTTGCTATAATTTTTCCAAATTTTGTATGAAATGTAGATATTAATGATATATGTTTTTGTTTTAATAAAAATAAACCATGATAATTTAAATTTTTTGAATATATAGTTATTGTATCTTCACCTATTGATGAAAATAATCTTGAAATACCTATTGTTCCAAGTGAATCAATTCTATCAGCATCCTTTATAATTTTGATTTCTGGAAACTTATTTTCTATATATTGAACTCTATCAATAGAATATGTTTGTTCTCTTTCATAAGATATATATGGTAATAATTCATATAAGTATTCAATATCTAGTGAATTTATTGAGTTTTCCTTCCAATTATTTTTTAATTCATCCATTTTTAATTTTAAAGCTTCATCATTATTTATATATTTTACATCAATTAATGTTTTATATAAGGCACCCAAATAAATTAAATTTTCATTTAAACTAATTTCAAATTCTGATAAAGTTGAAAAATCATTTAATATAATTTTAACATTATTTAAAACTCTTTCTACATGATTAAAATCATGACTTGGTAAACTATAATTATTTAATTGATTTTTTACATATTCTTGACAATTTCGAAAAATTTCACTAAAACACTTTTGATTTTCTTCAAAATCTTGATCAATAAAATCCATAAATTAATTTTAATTTATCAAATTTCTATTTTAACAATATATTTATAATCAACTTTTTTTTATAATATGGAAATTTTAAAAAATAATTGGAATCCCCTTTCCTATAAAAAGTTGCTCTTTAATATTTTTTCTTTTCAATATTATTAAAATTTGAATCATTTTTTTGTTTTTTTCATATTATTTCCAAGAATTTTAATCATTCTTATATAAAAAATATAAATTATACTACTTTTTTTAATTAAAAGAAAAAAATCATTTATTATAAAATAGTTTTATAATTTTTTCGAACGAAAAAATCATTGAAAGAAAATAAATTAAATTTAAAAAGTAATGGATCCAAAAAGATTTGCGCAAGATTTATTATTAAATTTAATTTCAACTGATATATTAAAATTAAATACATTAAAAACTAAATCTAATAATGAAGAAGTAGCTAAAAATTATTTAGAAGAAGGAAAAGCTGAATTAATAAAAACAATAAAAATAAATGAATCTGGAAAAATTGAAAGTATCATAAAAATTTATGAGATGGAAAATCCATTGGGAATAAAAATATTTTGCTTTCAATTTTTAAAATATAAATCATTTTTATTTTTATTGAAATATTCATTTACAGAAAATAGTAATGATAAATATTATTGGTCTTGTTGTCAATTAAATTCCAAAGAATTTCATACACATATAGATTCTGTAAATTTAATAAAAAATTAGTATTAATTTCATTTATTATATTATTTTTCATTTAAAATTTATAAATCATTTATAAATTTATTAAATTAAAAAATAATATTTAAATGAAATTTTTGATATAAAATATTATTTTCAAATATTTTTTGGATTTGTTTAGAGTGTATTATTATTAATTTTTGAAAAATATAAATATTTATATTATGGAGAGCAAAAGAAAAATAGATATAAAAGGTCGATTAAAAAATAAATATGAGAAATTACATGGAGAAGATAAAACTAAAATTGGAAAAAACATCAATGGATTATTTACACGATTACTCGTTAGTAAAAAAGAAGAGGAAATATTAAAAGTACCAAAAGTAATAGATATCGAATGGAATAATGGAGATTTTACACTTATTGTATATGGATTGTCATCCAAGGGAAATGATACTACAAGATGTTATAGTTTATATGATACTTATGACATAACTACTATAAGTGATAAATATCATTATTATAAATCAATTATTGAATCAGAAACAACTTTAAATGAAACAAAAAAATTGAAAAATAATATTTTAGATGAAGTTGAAAATCAATTACTTGAAAAATTAGATTTTTTTAAATTTAAACCATCATTTAATGCAAAATTATCTAAAAGAAATTTAATTATAATGAAATATGACAAACTTTTATATTCAAGAAAAAAATCTCTAGATTTTGTTAAAGATTCTATGATGTGTTTTAAATGCAAAAAACCATTTACAGAATTAGAAGATGCAGATGGATTTAGATTATATAGTACGAAGAAATATTGTAGTGAATCTTGTGAGGAATTATCAAATATTGTACCCAGTTTTAAAAAATATTTATAAATATTTATAAATATTTATAAATATTTATAAATATTTTTGTAATAAAAATGTTTGTATGAAAAATTATTTTATTTTAATTAAAAATTTCAAGAAATTATAGATGCTTTTTAAATAGAAAAACTTACAAATTATTTCCAATCGACAATAAAAAAATTAATGGAAAAATATAGTAAAATAAAAAAATTAATAGATAATAATTCAAATAAATCTATTGTTAATTCAAATGAAAATATTGATAATTTAAATGATTTTAATATGGAATCTAATATAAATAATAATGATGTTTATTTTATTAGAAATTGGATTAAAGATAGATGTATTTTATTATTTGGAAAAAGTTTTCAATTTCTGAAAAAAACTTATGAGAAAAATCTAAAAAAAGAAAATTCTAATAATAAAAATAAAAAATTACCCGAAGTTAGAAAGTCTGAATTTATTTATTGGACAAAATTATTAACTGATTATGAGGATAATTTAACAAAATTTCTTTTAGAATGGGAAAATTGGTATGATTGCAAAGATTGTGAAAAATGGACTTCAAATTATGAAGATTTATTTGAAGGTCAACTAAACTCAGAAACATTTGAAATTTTAAATTCATTGTCAACTAATCCAGATGAAGAAGATTTAAATGATTGTTGGGAAACTTTAGAAAATTTAACAAATTGTTATTTACAAACAATGTTAGAAGATTGGAAAATAACAAAATCAAAAAAATGTAAAATACATTCATCAAAATCTTTTCATGAATTTTATAATAATAATTTATTGCAAAAATTAAAAAGGATATCTCCAGTTTGTAATCATTTTATAAAAGCATTTGAATATTTAATAAAAATATATAATTTAGATATTAAACAATCAACAACTTCAGAATCTTCAAATTCATCAAAAACTAGCGATAATACAACAAAAACTGATCATACTATGGAAAATTATTCGAATTTATAAATTTTTTATATATTATTTTATAATGTTTTATAATGTTTTATAATGTTTTATTATTGTAATTATAAGTATTGTATAAATTATTTATATTGTATTATTTTTTCTTTGTATTAATAAATTATAATCTTTTTTTTAAAAAAATCTTTAAATTTAATAGATTAAAAAATAATGGTTTCTTTAATTATGAATAATAATAACAATAATAATAATAATAATAATAATAACAATAACAAAAAAATTACCGAAAACAAATCTTCAATTTTTGAACCAAATAAATTAAATGATAAAGAAAACAATAAAGAAAATTCTGAATTGTTAGGAAAAATATATAAAACACAAACATCACATAAACCACCATTTAAAGATGAATTTGGAAAAGAATTCGTTAGACAAATAGTATTTTTAGCTTCAGCAAGTTTTTCATTTATAGTAGCATTTGCATTAAGTGAAGCAATAAATGAAACTATTAATATAATTATACCAAATAATACTAAAAAGAATTTGCAAATTAAATGGGTTTATTTTATAATAATAACAATATTTGCTATAATAATAATGGCACTTATATCCGTTGGAACTAAACCATATACTGGATAAATGAAATTTTTCATATTTAAATAAAAATTTATTTGTATTTTTTGAAGTTTATTCATTTTTTTTATTTTGAAGAAAAATTATTGACTTTTTTTATAATAAATTCAAATTATATCAAATATTTTAATAAGAAAATGAATTACAATGATATATTTGATGACATGAAAAGAAATACTGAAAGAATATTTAGATCAAAATATATTAATAAGAATATTATTGATTTAAAAGAACAAATGAAAAATGGATATCAATTGGATGGATGGTTTTCTGAACAAATTTTATTTTGGAAATCTAGAAATGACTTTGATTTATGGATAGTAGAAAAATTTTCTTCATTTACATTGAACAAAAATAAAAACTTGAATAATAAATCATTATCATTTGATACAAATATTATAAATATAAATGAAAGCAATATTAATTCTACAGAAATTTATCATAAATCAAATAATTTAAATGAATGGTTCATGGATTTATACAAAGATTTTAAAAAACATAATTTTAAAATAGTACCAGATGAATTTCAATGGATACATAAATTAAATAATTTAAATGAATTATTTGTCGATTTAGAAATAATTTATGAAAAATGTTGGATAAAATATGGAATTTTATATATTCATAAAATAATATTAGAATCACCAACAATACCATATTCATTTAAAGTATATTCAAATTGGAATGATTATGATAATAATAATAAATTTATTCAATGGAATCAGAGCGATATAATAAGATTTCCAATTAAACATAAAATATTAGATATTGAACCATTAATAAAAGTTGATATAGAATATAAAGAAAATAATTGTCAATTTGAAATAAAATTAATGGAAGGAAATCATTTATTATTATTACCATCATCTTCTATTGGAATACTTCCATTTGGTAATTGTTTTATAATGGATGAAATAAAAATTGCTCCATTAGATGGAATTCAATATTGTTTAACACAAATGGAATCAGGATTTTTAACAATATTTAGTTTATGTAAAATAGAAACTTTATTAGAAATTACAAAGTTCTTTAATTTAGAAAATGAAAAAATACCAAATTCATTTACATCCTATAATAAATTTCAACCAAATACAAAAGAATCTTTAACAAAAAGAATAATAGATCATTTATTAAATACAAATCAAGAAAGAAACGAAAATTTAATCTATGCATTCATAAAATTAAATATTTTTTTTTATCAATCAAAAACATTATTTCAAAATACATTATTAGAATCAGATTCAATAGAATTATATAATATAACAAAAATTGATGAATATTTACAAAGAATATTTAAAAGATATTTATTTTCAAATGAACAAAATAATGAAAAAATAGGAAAAAGAAAAGATCTCTCCTTAGAAAATAATTTACAAGATTCTATGGAAATAAATGAATCAGAATTTCAAAATTCAAAAAAAGAAAAATTAAATTAATTTATATTTTCTTATTTAATTAATAAATCATTTATATTTTCTTATTTAATTAATAAATCATTTTTTATTAAAATTAAAATGTCATTCGAACCAAGTCCAAGTATATCAAATAATGATTATGAACCAATAGAATTATTGAATAATAATGAAAATGAAAAAGAAAATATAGAAGAAACAGAAGAAATAAATTCTAATGAAGTTTTTTATAAAACAGAAAAATGTAGAAACATTATTTCCGGTATTCAGGTGTTTTCAACATTATTTCTGATTCTTTCATCGTTTATGATTTTATTATTTGGAGCATTATATTTGGCAACTTCTAATAAAGAATGGAATAATTCAGATTGTTTTATTGATTCAATTATTCTCCAAACTCAATCGATAATATGGAAAGTTGAATATTTTAATAAGTTTGAAAATATTGAAAAAATTGGATTTATAGAAATTGGTGATAAATCATATGCTCGAATCTTACAATTGGAAACTGTGTATCCAATAAATGGCACTTTTACTTGCTATTATACAAAAGGAAATGAAGATAACACTTGGGATGAACCAGATAAAACATGGAAAGATTTTGGAATTGTTGCTTTAGCATTTTCGATTCTCGGATTTATTTGCACATTATTAAATATTATTGGATGTTTATTAAAATATAAATTATTTTCATAAATTTAAAATAAATATTTTTATCATAAAAAATAATTTTCTGAAATAACATTTTCATAATTCTCAAAAAATAAATCATTTATTATTAAATCATTTATATTAATAATATAATCATAAAAAATGAAAGAAGAATATAATTATAAAAGTTTATTACCTCCATCTGCTTCAGGATCCAATTTAATAATTAATGAAAAGAAAGAAAAATGTTTATATTCAACATTAATTGAATTTGGAATATGCGGATTAATAATATTTTTTATTATATTTTTATGCTTGGGAATTACATCTTTTTGTTATAGAACATATTATCAATCATGGATTAATTCATCTTGTTTGATAAAAGAGCAAAGCTATATAGAAGAACATGGTATTAATTCGATGGGACAAAATATGTCTATGGATTATGTTATTACTTGGGAAGTTTCCTATTTTAATAAATTTGCAAATCAAGAAAGAGATGGATTTATTAAACTTGGTTTTTCTTTAAGACAAGAAGCAGATGCATTATCATATAAATCATTTTATTCAAAAAATAGTACACATGAATGCTTCTATAGTGAAAAAGTAGAAGCTTTAATATGGAAAAGGGATTATGAAAATTGGGAGATAATAGGAATATTTTCATTAATATTTTTTGGATTATTTATTATTCTTTTTATTTCAACATTTTTTTGTTTATTTAAATCAAAGAAAAAATAAATTATTTTTTATAATTTTATAATCATTATTCATAAAAAAATGATACATGCAACAGAAAATATGCAATTTTTACCTATAGGTTCAAAAGATGAAGAAGTTGCCCAACCAATGATAATACGAAATAATGTATTAACTATATTGAGTGATGAAAAAATATCAGTGAATATAATGTTTTTAATAGTTTCAATGATTGCATTTATAATCATGAGTATTATTTCATTAAATAAGGCTTCAATATTTTATGAATGGAATTTCGCTCAATGTTATATAAAAGGATTAAATGAAACATATAATCCTTCATGTTTAAATTGGAATGTTACATATTTTAATTCTTTTGAAAATAAATATAAAGATTCTCAAATATTATGTTTTGGACATTTGGGTGAAGGAACCGAGAATTATTATTCTATAAATTCAACTAGAGATTGTTATTACACAAAATATTTGGATTTATCATGGGATAGATCAAATCATGATTGGAAATTCTTTGCAATATTTGCATTATGTATGATTCCATTAATAATAATATCTTTTTTATTATTATTATATTTATTATATAAAAAATAAACAATTTTTATTTAATAAACAATTTTCATTTAATAAACAATTTTCATTTATATTTTTTAAAATTATAAAATTTTCAAATTATGGATAATACAAGCTCTAGATTAACCGAAGAAAACAATATATATGAAAGAAAAAAACTATTGTATTATTTTATATCTCTTGTTGTAATATGTTTTGCACTTATTGTATTATTTATTTTTTTTACAATCACATCAATAATACAAATGATAAATTATAATAAATGGAATGAATCGATGTGCTTTATCAATGATAAAAATATTATAAATAATCATGTTCTTAATATTGAAAAATCTATTGAATTTAAATGGAATGTATCATATTTTAATTTAATATTAAATGAAACAAATTTTGGAATAATAGATATTTCAATTAATTGTCAATGCGAAAATAAATCATATGGATATAACCAATTAATATCTGAAAATGAACAATATTTTAATGGATATTTAGTCAATACTACACAAAAATGTTTTTTTAATTCAGATAAAAATGTAGTATGGAAAAGAAATGATTTATGGAAAATGATGATAATAATATCAATTATTATATCTCCAATTATTTTTATATTATTATTTATCATGTTATATTTCATTCAAAAAACTAAATTTATCAATAATAATTAATTTTTTTATATTAAATAAATGATTTAATTCGATATAAATAATAATTTATAAATAGTTTATTTTTCAACTTTTTTTTTCTTTTGATTTGAAAAAAGATTATATTTGAAAATAATAATGGATATTGTTGAAACAACATATTTTCTGCCGCCAATAGCTTCTTATAAATCAGAAGAATATAATAAAAATGGCATTGGAAACAATGTTGGAAAAAAATATTCATCATGTACAAAATTTATGTTTGTGAATATGATTTTATTATTTATTATATCTATTACTCTTTGTATCTGGGCCATTAATATAAAATTTGATAATTATAGTTGGAATTATGCTGTTTGTAATATAAAAGATAGAGTTAATATTTTTGAAAATTTTTCTTCGGAAAAATTTATGAAAAATAATACTTATATTAAATGGCAAGTTGAATATTTTGATTCTTATAAAAATAATTATATAGAAAATGAAATTATTATTGAATTATGTTGTCCATGTGTTCATGGCGGTTGCGAATTTTTAAGTGATTATAAAGAATATAAAGAAAATACATATCATTCATGTTATTATAATGATAACAAAATAGAATGGGAATTAAATGAAGCTTGGAGATTAATGAGTATAATATCATTTATATCATTTGCATTTTTTGTATTTTTATTATATTTTCTTTGCATTCAATTTATAAAAAATAAATAATTTTTTTATTGAAATATTTTTAAGTATAAAAATTATTTTTTTTCATTTTTTTTAATATTTTGTCAATATTTTATTGGCGTTTAAAAGAAATTTCATTTATCACAATTGAAATAATAAGAAATATTGAAATAAATTTAAAAAAATTGAATATGGAAACCATAATTGTTGATCAAAATATTGAAAAAATAGATAATAATAAAATTGTTGAAGAAAAAGATTATTATGAAGAATTATTGATTAAATCTAGATTTCCAGAAGTTAAAACTAGAAAATCTAATAAAATATTTTATGGACCTGATCGTAATGAAAATTTAAAAGTTAATGATTATATCAAAACATGGAAAAAAAATCAAGATAAATTTATGAGCAAAATTGGATATTTTAATACATTTTGTTTACAATTTTATTCAAAATGGATATCTAAATCAAATTTCGAAACTGTTGACACATTTAAAATGTGGGAAACATTCTTTAATGAATTCTTTACTGAATTATTTAAATTTAGATCAACATGGATAAGAGAAGAAATTGGTGAAAACTTTTGGTGTTTAGACAATTTCATTCTTCAAATTGTTAAATTTAATGAATATATTAATGATAAAAATATATCTAATAATGTTAAATTGACAACATATAGAAAAACAATGATTTCATTAATTATGGAATTACAATCAATTATATCACATTCTCCAACAACTACACATGAAATTACATTATATAGATGGATATCTTATGATGAAAAATGTGTTGAATATTCTGAAAACAATTTGCATTCTTTGTTAAGATATGGAGATAATAATTCAATTTCATTTAATCCATTCAATGTATTCTTTTCTGATTCAAAACAAATTTATTCAAATGATGATAAATCTTTACAAGATGGATGTTTAATTGTTCTATCTTTACCAATAGATTCAAAAATATTATTATTACCATCATCATCAAATTGCAAAAAAGATAAAATATTAATACCATTTGGATCTATTTTAACATTTCAATCAGTTAAAACTGATTTATGTTCATTTTTGGTTCCACCAAAAGAATTAGAAATATCTAATATGAATTGTGGTGAAAATGTTGATAAAGATTGTTGGTGTCAAAAAGAAAATAATAGAAAAGTACAAAAATATGTTAGAATTTATAAGGCAAAACCTTCAAAAGGAAAAAACTTGGAATTTTTACCAATATTTGATTGTTTAAATAGATCTGAATGGTTTGATATTTGTGAAAAATATGGTATAGATATTGTAAAAAAGGGTTCATTAAAACCACAAATTATTGAAAAAATATTAAACTTTTTAAGTGAAAATTCCGAAATTAAAGATTTAAAAGAATTAATGATATTTCATTGGTTAATGAAAACTTATTTTCAATATAATGATTTTAAATTTGGAAAATCTACAATGGATCAATCAGATATTGTTTCTCAAGGATTATTCACAAAATCATTATATTCGCAACATATTTCTGAATTTTTTGATGGTTGTTATGTAAAATATTGTGTTATTCCATCAATTAAAAAGAATTCAGTCGAAACCAAAGAAGAATCCAAAAATGAAAAACCTATAGAGGTAACAGAATCAACTGAAAAACAAACCGAAAAACAATCTGAAACCGAAAAACAATCTGAAACCGAAAAACAATCTGAAACTATTGAAACTATTGAAAAGGAAAAGCAAATTGAATCAACAATATTAAATGAAAATAATAATGTTTTAAATGAAAATTCTTCAAAAATGGAAGTTGAAGCTTCTAAATGAATATAAAAAAATAAATAATATAGATTTGTTTTTTAATTAATTTTTAATAAAATAAAATTTTGAATAAATTTCTTTTAGGGAAGTTCATTTTGATTTAAAAAAATTCTTTATTTATATCTTGTAATTTTTTTTCAACTATAATTATTCCTTTTTATATAAAAAAACTTTTTAAAACCTCTGTTTTATCGTAGATATAAATTATATCTAAAAAAAATTAAAATATGCAAGATAAATTATGGATAAATAGTGAAAAAATTGGTATTAAAGATAATAATAATATTAATAAAGAAAAAAAAATTGATATAAAAGATTTTGAAAATACTTTTACTAAAAACAATAATACTCTCATTGAGAGCTGTTACAATGCAACTAGTTTTAGTAAAAATGTTTTGGTAGATGATAATAAAAATGATTACAATAAAAAAAAAGAAATTAGTTATTGGTTAAATTATTGGATTTCTAGAATTGAAAAAGATAAAAATCGTGAAAATGAATTTACTAATAAATTGGAAAAACATGAGCCAATTTCGAAATATTTCTCGAATGAAATCTTAAATATATTAAAGGATACAGATTCTATTTATAGATTTCGAGATAAAGAAAAGGATTTTATTACTGAATTGGTTTCAGAAGTTGAAAAAGGAAAAGATAATATAAGAAAATTTTTAAATGATTCATTTTCATTAAAAACATCATTAGAAATAAATTATTCACCATTTACATTGGAATTAGCAATGAAATTATGTTTTGCTATTGATAATCATGAATTATTTTTAAAACTTTATAAATCTATGAATAGTACATTCGGAATTTCAAAATCATCTAAATGGAATAGAATTATATTATTAAAGAAATTTGGATCAAAAGAAGATACAATTAATGCATTAAATGAATGGTTAAAAGAAGAAAATACTTATTTATTTCAAGCATGGGAATTAAAATGTAAATTAGAAATTATATGTGAAAGATATCAAGATGCATTAAAATCTAATGAAGAATGGTTTTTAATTTTGCAAAAAGGTCAAAATGAAAATAATGACATTCTATTAGAAAAATGGTTTTGTTTATATCATAGAGCATTAATATTAAGATGTATAGAAGAATATGATAAATGTTTATTAATAACAAATTCATTACGCAGAGAATTATTAGATAATTTTTCAATTGATGATTTATGGATAAAATGTGAATGGCAAACACCAATATTAAATATTAGAAAAAAAAGAATATTGGAATTGAAATTTATAGATTTAATTTCAATACATTGTGAATGTTTATTTTATAAAAATTCACATAATGATTTTTTAAAAATTTATAGAGAAATTCCATATGATATAGTTAAAAAACAGGAATTATCTATTTTAGAATGTCTTTCTGTTCAAGCCCTTGGAAGATATAAAGAAGCTCAAAACTTGTGGGAAATGTTTTATCAAAGTAATATAAATGAACCATATCATTTCGACAAATTAAAAGAATATTTATGTCACAATTTCTTTTGTTTTGATCAATTTCATAATTTTCAAGATATATTAAATAATTTAAGAGATCCATCAAGGGTACATCCATTAGATATATTATACATGTGCTCTGATTCAATAATGCAAACTTTTGAAAGATTTGAAAATCCAATAGTAAAAACACATATGATAAAATATAAACACTGGCTTCCTCAACCACTTTTAACAGTATTTGAAGATAAAGAATTCTTGAAAGAAGATAAAGAATGGGCTGAAACATTTTGGTTTTTCGATAATTCCCATCAATCTAGAAATTCGAATTGGAAACAATGGATTTATTTGAATTGGTCATTATATTTTTTATTTTCTGGGCAAACTTATATTGGATGGTTTTTACTTTCTCTTTGTAGACAAATTCCAACTAATTGGTCAAGAATATTTTTATCAACGTTTATAAATTTCCAATTTCCAGAATCCTTGATGAAATTTTCCTTGAATAAAAGCACACAAAGTGAAAATTCTAATCAACATCCATTAGATAAATTTTTATTGGAAAGATCACAATATGAATACAGTAGATCATTATCAAATAATGAAAATGATACAAATAATTCAATAATAAATAATAACAATGATGGTAAAATTGATTTCGAAGAATTATTAAAAACAAACATATTTAAATCTGAATCACCAAATTCTAAATTAAAAACAAAATTACCTACAATCAATGAAAATATAAATAGTGGTAATTCTATAATGGATGAAAAAGAAGCTAGATTACTTGTTGAAACATTAGAGAAAAACATTAGAGAACAAAACGAAAAACAAAAACAATTGCAATTTAGTGAATTAATTGAAAGATGGATTATTGAATATAATGACTATCCTCAAGAAAATATTGATCCTTTTTCTTTTTTCATGAAAATGCATATTAATCAAAATGATTTTAAAATATCAGATTTATCAGATTCAATAATAAATCCAATATTATTATATAAATTAAATCCATTTGAAAAAATAGATGAATCTGTTGCATGGAAAAAATTTATATATCAACCACATTTAAGATATGCTCCAGAAATACAAATAATAGAATCAATTGCAATTCGAAATAAAGAATGGGAGAAAAACTTATTTTCTGCATATAAATTAAGAAAAAAAGAAAGAGTTTATTCTTTATCAAAAAATAATGAATTATCAACATCTATAATGGAATCTATAAGACAAATATTAAAACATAGTCAAAAAACAAATCCACAAGATTCACAAAAAAATGATAAAGATTTATTACATGATCAATCTCAACAATGGATTAATTTTTTGAATATATATGCACCAACAAAATCAAAAGAATTTCCAAAAGCTGAAAATGATCCATTTATTTTAGAAATGTCAAAGCAATTAAATGAAGAAAAAGAAGCAGAGCAAGTTCCATTAGAAAGAAAGAAGGAAAAACAAAGAAAAAATCAAGAACAAAATCAATCATTTCAATCAAAAGACAAAAAATATATAAAAGATGCAAAAGAAATAAAAGAAATAAAAGAAATAAAAGAAATAAAAGAAATAAAAAATGAAAACTTTAATCAAGAAAAAATTATTAAAATGAAAAAATATCATGATAGGATATTTCCATCTTTATCATCAAATGAAAAAAATAATAATAATAAATTTAATGAAATTGATGATAAAAAAGATGATGACTTTTGGAATAAATGGATTTCAGAAGATTTTGATATAATATTAGAAAAACAATTAAATGATAATGATTATGACGAAGAAATGGTTCATGTTGTAAATACGGAAGATTTTAAAAATCGTTTACAATATTTAAAATCTAGAATAGATATTCAATGGTTACCTTTTTGTAATGAATATATCAATTCTCCCAAATTTTATACTGATTATCCAAGTCGTCCCTTTTGGTTTTTATTGGATGATGAATGGATTTGTAAAGAAAAAGCAGCATTAAGTTCTTTAAAATGGAAGGATATTTTTCGATTAGGATTTAATTCATGGTTGAAATATCAAAAAAATGTAAATTATTTACATACTTCATTAAAATCTTTAATGGAAAAATTTCAACCAAAAAATAAAAATAAGTTCATATTAATTTATGGAGTTTTATTAGGAATAGATTCATTTGATTTTGAAGAAATAACTTCAACAAAAATAGCAATATCAAAAGATATTGAAATTCTCCCATTAATTGTTCATTATTGTAAATATGTAAATATGTAAATATATAAATATATAAAAAATGTATTATATTATAAATATATTGTAAAAGAATATAAATGTATTTGTTATTAAAAATAAAATTTAGAATCGTATTGATTGTTTAATATTTTAATGATTTTATTTTATCATCCATTTTAATTTGGATTTTATAAATTATTTATCTATACAAATCAAATAATTTTTAGGAAATAGATAAATTTTATCATCAAGAAAATATGTTTTTTTTTGTTCATTTTTTAAGACTTGGTTGAAAATATAATGGGGAAATTTTCAAAAAAATTAGTTTTATACAGAAAATAAAAATATGATCAAAAAATTAAATAAAATAGTAAAAAATGAAAATTTATTTTCATAAATCATTTATTTTATGTAAAATATAAAAATAATATTATTTATTGTATTTTATCTGTATTTTCTCTGTATTTTCATTGCTCAGAGCACCACTCATTCTATAAATTGTTAAAAAATCTTGTGAAAAACCTCTTTTCGAATTTGTTCCTCTTCTTCGGCTATTAAATAGTAAGTAAAAATCTTATTATGAATTACGAGTAAAATCATTAACTATATTAAATATTTTTCGAATTTCTTCAGGAGTTTTTCCTTTTATCATATTAGCCACTGTTTTACATGTCATATCCAATAACATTTTAATATCTAATCCTTTTTAATATATATAACTAAAATTTACCCAAATAATTGGCAGCAAGAATAAGTTCAAATAAAAATTGTTGGTCAACTTTTGCATATTCAATATCCCATGTGTCAATATCATCGGTTCTTTTCTCATCTTTTTTATCTTCAGAAATATTATATGGGTGCTCTTTTCTATATTTCATATATGTAATAACTTTTTCCAATGTTTTTCCATTAACATTTGGAAGTGGGATTGCTACATCTGAAGATGTAGTTTCCATGTCATCCAACATGTTTTTAATTGTTATTGAAAGTTCTGCAACATTTCTATCAACAGTAAATTCTTTTTCATCACTTGAAGATAGTTTAATAAATGTTCGTTTTGTGTTTTTATTTGAATCCGAGGATGTTACTTCCATACTTGTTGACATTGCTGGTATTGTTGATTTTGTTTGAATTTTAATTCGTTTCTTTAGAAATTATTATAATTTTAAATGATTTATTAATTTTAAATGATTTAAAATAAATAAATTATAATAATTTTAATAAATGATTTATTTTTTATAAAAAGAAAAAATTTTTATTTTTTGGACTAGATTTTGGACTAGATTTTGGACTTTTTATAGGATAATATATTTCTGGTTTATATGTTTTTTCGCCAATTTTGAATATAGAATTTTTATAATCAAGTTTGATTATTTTTTCTTTTGATTTATTTTCAAAATGGGCTATTGAAATTTTTCCATTTCTATGATATCCAACTATTTCATTTTTTTTAAAATCAGACATCCAAATTGAATCATGACTAATTTCTGGATATAATCCCTTTGGAAATACTCTTATATCATGAATAGATTTTATATAATATTTAGCATCATTAGTTGTTACAATAAAAATAGATGGAAAGAAAAATCTAAATTTGTTAAGTCCAGATATTATTATTTTATTTTCATATGAAAGATCATAACTTCCATCTTGTGTTGATTCTATAAACCATCCAGAATATATATATCCCTTATTATGTATATATTCTATTAAATTGATTGTATCATTTTCTTCATAAAAACATAATGATGTATAATTAATAAATCCATTAAATTCTATTTTATCTGATATATTATATTTTTCATATGGTAATTCTATTTTAATCATTTTTTTAGTATTAAATGGTTCATAAATTATATATAAAAAATTATTATCACTTGCAACAATTCCAATAGAAAATATCAAATTTATATCTAATTTACCATTTCCATCTTCTACAATTATTGGATATATTTTTCCAGATTTCTTACATATAAAAAACATATTTTCATTATCGATATAATAAAATGTTGTAAACATAGTATATTTATAATAATCATTAGTTTCTTTTAAATAAAAATCTTTTCTATATATTATATTGTAGTTCATAATAATATTATTCAATTCAATAAAATTATTTGGTAAATTATAACTTCTTGGAAGAATTTTATAAATCCATTTTCTTTTAATATTTTCAAATTTACAACATGAATTACATTTTTTATTAATTAATCTCATATAAAACCATTCTTTCATCTTTAAATAATTGAAAATCTCAATTAAAACATCATTTGGTATTTGTGATAAAAAATCCATTTCTATAATGTAAATTTTTTTTATTTAGAAAAATAATGTTTTTAAAAAATAGTAATTTTTTATATTAAAAATATTAAAAATATTAAATTATTTAAATAAATTGGAATTTATTTTAAATTATATTCTTTATAAATTAATAAAAATTTCGTTATAAAAGCTTCTAAATGAATTCTTTCTTTTCCTAATGATCCTAAATTCATTTGATTATCATAAAATGCAGCAATTTCTAAAACTTTAATTTTTAATTCATCATCTAAATCACTTATTAAATTGATTGTTAATTTCTAAAAAAATTAATTATCAAAAATATTTTACTTCAAATATAGTTTTTGGAGATAAATTAGAAGCAATTAAATTATATAAAGATTCTCTTATTTTGAATATCATTTTAGGTGAATCATATTTTAATATTAATTTCGATATAGTTAATAAATCTTTTTCCCAATCAATTTTTTCAATTTTTATAATTTTATTTTTCCAAGGATATTCTTTTATTTTCGTATTTTGTAATAATTCTATTGTTTTTGTTGCATTTCTATTTGATTCATTTAAAATATCTTCAATTAATTCATTTTCTAACGTAAAATTTTCTTTTTTTGAAATATATATCATTAGTTGTTTTAATTCCTCATTTGTTGGTGCAGGAATTCTTATCATTAAACATCTACTTTTTAATGGATCTATTAATTTAGATAAATTATCACATCTTATAATTAATCGACAATTTTGTATATATTTCTCCATTGTTCTTCTTAACGCATGTTGAGCTTCAATAGTTAATTTTTCTCCTTCATTTAATACTACAACTAGATAATAAATAGATAATAAATAGATAATAAATAGATAATAAATAGATAATAAATAGATAATAAATAGATAATAAATAGATAATAAATA